CACAACGGCCTCAACATCACCGGCACCGTGCGCAACGGCCTTGCCTGGCATCGTCCGGCAATGGCCAGCGCCTGGGTCGCCGATCTCCGTTCCAACTTCGACTGGATCGCGGAGCGCGCCGCGCACTTCGCTCAGGTCCGCATCTCGATGGAAGCCGTCGGCATCGAAGCCATCGGCGTCTTCCTCGTGCCCTGCAAGGAGTAAGCCCATATGGCGTTCGATCCCAAGCGTTTCAATCAGATCGCGCGGGCGGGCGACTTCGCCCTCTGGGTGCTGCAGACCACCGATCTCGCTGCACCCGTCGCGGTCAGCGGCTACATCACCCCGCCGAAGTCGTACCAAGGCCTGCTCAAGCCTGGCCACCTCGTCATCCGCGTGACCTATGCCACCACGGCCTACGCCACGCTCACGAGCTGGGGCATCCACGCCGTCGCCCAGGCCGATGCCGTGGCGATCAACCTCACCGACGAGCTCGGCGGCGTGGTGACCAACGCCACGGTGCTCGCCGTGGTCGCGTCGGCGCCCCGCGCTCCCGACGAGAGCGATGCCGCCTACAAGGCGCGTCTCGACCTCGAGGAGGCCGCGCGTCTCGACCTCGAGCGCCAGGCCAAGATCGCGCTCGAGGAACAGCAGCGGCTCGACAACCTCAACGTCGACCCGGCCGCGCGCCAGCCCGGCGAGACCGACGAAGCCTATGCGCGCCGCAAGGAGCGCGACCGGCTGGCCGCACTCGCGCAGACGCGTGCGGATGAGCAGAAGGCGGCAGCACCGGCTACGGCTTAGGTCCAAGGAGGCTCTACAGCCGCCGGGGCGCCGTCGGCGGCTAAGATGCGGAGCGAGCTCCGCATCAGAGAGGCGAGGGGCGGGCACGGTGCCGAAAGGTGTCCGCCCCTTAGCTTCGGACCTGGCGGTGTTACCGCCAGTGTCCTGGAGGGATAGGTCAAGGTGGAAAGCCGCTACGAGATCTGCAGCCGCGCTTGCATCCTGGTCGGCGGCAAGCCGATCGGCAGCTTCGACGACGGCACCACCGAATCCCTGGTCGCAGCAGGACTGTGGGACCCGCGCGTGCGCGAGCTCCTGGTCGAGCACGACTGGCGGTTCGCCCAGAACATGGTCACGCTCGGCCATCTCGCGACACCGCCCGAGGCGCGCTGGAGCCACGCCTGGCAGCTCCCCGCCGACTATCTCAAGCTGCTCAGCATCGAGGCCAATGGCGACCTGCTGCGCGACTTCCAGATCAACGAGGACCAGATCCACTGCGACCTCGACGAGCAGAACGAGCTCGTCCTCGAATATATCCGCCAGGTCAACGAGAGCTATTTCCCGCCCTACTTCACCGCGGTGCTCGAGGAGCGCCTGTCGAGCGACTTTGCCGGCGTGCTGCGTGAGGACGCCCAGCTCGCGGGCTTCCACCGCACCCAGGCCAACGGCAAGCTGCTGACCGCCAAGCGCCTCGACCGGCTCAACCAGCCGGCCAAGAAGTTCCCGGTGGGCCGCTTGCGCGCGGTGCGCCGATGAGGGGTCGGCGCAAGGTCATCAATTCCAACTTCAGCTCCGGCGAGCTCGATCCGCGCCTGGTGCCGCTGCGCAGCGACGTGCAGGCGTGGCAACAGGGCCTCAAGCAGATGGTCAACATGCGCCCGCTGCTGCATGGCGGCGCGCAGACCCGCAGCGGCACCGGCTGGTGCGCCCCGCTCGCCGAACCCTCGACCTTGGTACCGTTCGAGTTCTCCGAAACCCAGGGCTACGTGCTGGCGATGCGCAACGGCGCCATCGACATCTTCTACGACGACGGCACGTACTGCACCGGCGTGAGTGGCGCGCCGTGGGCACTCGCGACCACCCGCGTGCTGCGCTACGCCCAGGCCGGCGACACCATCATCTTCACGCACGCCCAGGTGCCGCCCTACAAGCTGACACGCACTGGCGCCAGCACCTTCGTCCTGGCGCCCTTCGCCTTCACTACCGGGCCGCATGGCCGCAACGCGCCCTTCTATCGCTATGCGCCGTCCGGCATGACGCTGCAGACCAGTGCCGCCACCGGCACCGTCACGGCCGCCACCAGCGCGCCGTGGTTCAACCCGTCGCATGTCGGCTACTTCTTCCGCATCGCCGGCAAGCAGATGATGATGTCGGTCTACAGCGACGCGCAGAACGCGACCTTCATCGTCGCCGGCGATCCGTTGCCGACCATCGGCCCGACCACCGACTGGGACGAGGAAGCCTTCAGTCCGGTGCAAGGCTGGCCGCATGCCGTGTGCTTTCACAACGAGCGCCTGGTGTTCGGCGGCTCGCTCAAGCACCCCTCGGGCCTGTGGGCCAGCCAGGTCGGCGATTTCTTCAATTTCGACCTCGGCACCGGCCTCGACAGCGAGGCGATCTGGATCGGCGTCGCCGCCGACAAGGTGGTGTCGATCCAGCATCTCGCGTCGTTCAAGCATCTCACGGTGTTCACCGATCAGGTCGAGCTCTACCAGCCCGAAGGCGACAGCCAGCCGTGGTCGCCCAAGACCGCCGCGATCAAGCAGCAGACCGGCTTCGGCTGCCACCCCGATATCCGGCCGGTGCGCTTCGACGAGGCCATGATCTTCGTGCAGAAGTACGGCCACCACATCCGCGAGTTTCTCTACGACGCGGTCGGCCAGAATTATTCGAGCGACGCCCTCTCGGTGATGAATCCGAGCCGCATCGTCAATCCCGTGGATATCGCCGGCGTCACGGCCTCGCGCTATTACGACGAGCAGTACGCCTATGTCGTGATGGCGGATGGCGGCCTTGCCCTGCTGCACAGCCTGCGCGCGCAGCGCATCACGTCGTGGGCCTATTGGCGCACCCAGGGGTATTTTCGGCAGGTCTGCGCGGTCAACGGCAACGTGTTCTTTCTCGTCGAGCGCGTCGTCAATGGTGCCACCGTCTACTACCTTGAGATCCTCAACCCTAACACGACGCTCGACAGCGCAATCGCGCTCGCGGTCACGGTCGGCGGCACGTCGGTGTCGGGCATTCCGCATCTCGATGGTGTGCTCTGCCAGGCCGTGAACAACGGCTACGCCCACGAGCCCGACGTCGTGTCGGGCGGCGTCTACCAGCTCACTGACGACGTCTGGGGTGCCGCAACATCGGTCGTTGGGCTCGCCTACGGCGTGGTGATGGAAAGCATGCCGCCCGAAATCCAGACCGAGGAGGGCTCGAGCCGCGGCCGCCCGGTGCGCGTCGTCAAGGCCGGCGTCCAGGTCTACGAGAGCGTGCGCCTGGTGACCGAGGGCGAAGGCGCCAACATCACCAATATCGACGACGACTACTCGGTGCCGCCCGATCCCCAGACCGGGATGTATGATTTCGTGCTGCTCGGCTTCGACAAGGGCAAGACCGTGACCGTGCGCTGCGACGTGCCGCTGCAGCTCACCGTGCTCGGCATGGCGCTCGAGGTCGTCGTCTAGATGCGCCCCCTGCATCCTTCCACGCTAGCGCGGTGGGGAGGCGCATCCTGATGGGCTCCGTCGCCCTATTGGGGATCAGCGCGATCAGCACCGGGCTGTCGATCGCCGGCAATATCAGCGCTTACAAGACCCAGGCGCAGCAGGCCGACCAGGCGCTGCGCTCGCATGATCGCCAGCTCGAGCTGGCGCGCTCGACCGGCGAGCTCCAGGCGCAGCAGCAGTCGTCGGAGCGCACGCGGCGCTATGCCGACGTGCTGTCGTCGCAGACCGCAATGTGGGCGACGCGCGGCATCCAGCTGCAGAGCGGCACCGTACGCAACATCCAGGACACCTCGACCGACGCCTATACCCGCGACGTCAACACCATCGAGCTCAACCGCATGAACCGCATGGCCTCGATCGCGCTGCAGGGTGCGGATTTCCAGTACGCCGCCGCGAACGCCGTCGGGGCCGCGCACACCCGCATGGTGAGCGGTATCGCGAGCTCGCTGTTCAGCTTTGCCAGCACCGCGGCGGGCGGCGGCTTCAAGGGATTTGATTTCGGCTCGTCCGGCGGTCAGGCGGCCGGCTCCGCGGTCAGCAGCATGGGCGGCAGCGCCACCGGCACCGCCGGCAGCTACGGCGTCGGCGCTCCCGGCTTCCTACCGATCTAGGAGAGCACGATGTCCGGCGGTCTCCCCCAGTTCGAGAGCCAGGTCCGCGCCGACAGCTTCTCGGTGCAGAAGCCGCAGGTCGTGTCGTCGGAAGCCGAGAGCCTGTTCCGTGGTGCGGCGGTCGCCGGCGACGTCGCGCGTCAGATGGGAGCGCGCTACGAGCAGGAGGCGACCGCCGAGGCAGCCCAGGCCGGTG